TAGAGATAATCCCAAACAAGTAGATACAAACAAAAAGAATAATTAAGTATCTAAGCATAAAAAAACTCCTTTCCTAAAAACTCGGCATGGCAGTGCCTGTACAAACAGAATAGGAGAGAAGAAAGGAAAAGTCAATATAAAGGAATATGAAGAAAATACTACTCACATTAATCATATGCTGCATTTGCTTGACTGGATGTGGCGAAAAGATAACAGAAGGAGAGATATACGAAAAAGAATTTCTTCCAGAAGAGACGCAGGTAATGATAGTACCGATGGTCCATACAAATGGAAAAACATCATACACGACATATATGCCGGTAACACATCATTATCCAGACAGATGGCGTATTTCAATTAAGTCATTAGAAAAAAATGAAGACGGTGAATACGATACAGCGGATTACTACACAACGGAAGAAGTATATAACAGCTGTGAAGTTGGAGATATGTTCTCTTACGAGGAGAATAGAGACTACGCGGAAGAACCGGTTGAGAAGAGCAAATAAAAGGAGGAAAGAAACATGGAATATCCAAAAAAAATAATGTCCCGTTCCGAATTGATAAAGATGGGATTTACAGAAAAATATTTGATAAGAGCGTTTTCATCACCAGGACAGACGTTCGCATGGCAGGATGATCCGGCTGTGCAAAACAGCAAATTCTTTTACGATACCGAAGGCCTCGAGGAATGGAGGCAGAAAGACATCAAGCTCCAGCAAAAAGCAAGGAAGCAGAGAGCAGGTGTGATGTGAGAAAAATAGAAGAGATCCTGTTCCGACACGCGGCGGAGCAGAGAAAACGCTGTGAAAGCATGGAAGTCTGCCAAGTAGGAAGGCGAACAGAAATAGCCAAGCTCCGGGCATTGGAATCGGTGATCCAGGAAGCAAGGCTGGATATTGAGTATAGAAGGTGGTGTAAGAAAAATGGGTATTAAAGCGCACAAGCGAAAGATATTGATCTGTAAGACAGTAAGAGCAGTCACGGAGACGGTCGGAGTCATCGGAATGGCAGCCACATGGATAGGTGTAAGCCATATGACAAACTGCAGTCCGGCATTGCTTCCGGGAGCTACTAGAATCGTGGCCGGACTGGTCATTGTAACAGCAGCTTACATAGTCAACAAGGCGGTCAGGCATGCAAAATAAAAAAAGAAAAAGGAATCTGCTAATGACAAATTCCTTTTTCACCCTTCCGACTCCACTGGAAGTCAGCTAACTAAAAACAATTATAGTATAGCCGAACGGAGTGGAAAAGTCAAGGAAACACGGGGATTTCGCCCCGTTTTCCAATCTCGATGAAGATATTAAAGATAGGACAAAACCATGGCTATAAAGAGAAAGGAATACCGTTTCAGAAAGGGAGATATCCTGGACATAGAAGAATACCATGACGGGAAGTATGGAGATCCTGGAGGGAAGCGGTTAAAAAGAAGAAAAGCAACACCGGAAGATATGATCCGGGTAAATAAATGGAATAAAGAGAAGAGATGCCGTCAGAGATTATTGTGTTATTTCTCACCGGGAGACCTACTTCTCACCTGGACATACAGGGTGGAGGCAAGACCGCCAGATATGGAGTCGGCCCTGAAGGATTTTCAGGCAGCACTTCGGAAGGTACGAAGGGAATACAAGAAAAGAGGGAAGTCCTTATTCTGGATTCGTAACATAGAGCGCGGAACAAAGGGAGCCTGGCACATCCACTTGGTCGTAAATGAAATAGGAGATTCAGCCAGCATCGTAGAAAAGGCATGGACCAAGGGAGGAACATGGCTGACAGAAATCAAGAAATCAAAATTCTATGATGAAGATTTCACCAGTCTTGCCAGTTATATCACAAAAGACGAACATTCCGTAGAGACAAAAGCCGACGGCACACCGGGAAAACCAAGACTCAGGGAAGCCAGTTACAACACTTCCAAGAATATGCCACTCCCAGAGCCTCACGTGGACAAGCTTGTAAGGTGGAAGAAAGAAGTCAAACCAAAGAAAGGTTATTACATAGCACGCATCTGGGAGGGCGTGAATCCGAAAACAGGCTACAAATACAGGAGAGTAACGCAAATACGATTGAACAGGAGGATTTAAAGTGAAAGTTGAAGTGAATGAGACACTTTTGAAAGAGTTTGGGCGCGTGTATAACGCCTGGAACAAGGAACATGGAATGGAGCCGGTGATGGACACAAGAGCTTTAACAGATATGGCAATTGCGAAAGCGGTCATGGTCATGAGAGACCGCAACGAAGCAGATACGGAAAGAAAAAAATACATGGTGGACCGCTATCGTGTAGAAGAATATTGCAATGTATACAACAAAAAGATTGAGCTGGAAGGAAAACCGGACATTTTAAAGTTTGAACCGTGTGAAGAGTTTGCAAATCACGCTATTTTAGTCGCAACAGAGCTTACAAGAGACAAGGTGAGAGAACTGGAGGAACAGGCATGTACAAAGTAGATATTTATCTTGCCCAAAGTACTGCCAGCCTTAGTAAAGACGAAAGGTGGCACGGTTACGTGGTAGCTTGCATAAAGAACGGTGAGGAGAAAACCGTAAACGGATTCGGGCATATATTCGGTACATATCACGAGGCGACATTAAGGTCACTGTCTGACGCACTGGACAGGCTCAATCGGAGCTGTGAAGTCCATATCCACACGGAAGACCGTTTCGTATTGAATATGCTCGGCGCACAGTTAGAGAAATGGGCGGGCAATAACTATTTGAATGCTAGGGGCGAGCCAATCAAGCACGCAGAGTTATGGGAAGAAGTGTACGAGCGGATACAAGGGCAGGAAATCCACACAGAAGAAGGAAGACACAGCTATAGCGAATGGCTGGACACGGAAATGAAAAGGAGAGAAAGATGATACAGGAAATTGCTAAAAAAATTACAGAGCTTTCCGGTACATATTCAGGATATGACATCTTTTCGGACTGGATCAAGGCACTTGCATTGTCACTCAGCAACTCAACAGATATGATTCACGACACGATTTGGCGAAATAGGGAAAACCAGTACATGGAGATTGTAAAAAAACATGGTCAAAAGACGATGGAGGGATTCGTAGAACTGGGGCAAATGTTGATAGAAGCACTGGATAAAGAGATTCAAGATGTACTGGGTACTGTATTCATGGCTGGAAATTGGGGAGCAAAGCAGACAGGACAATTTTTCATACCATTCCACCTGTCTGTACTCACAGCGGAAATGACGATCCCGAAAAATGTCAGTGAAGAGCAGCCATTCATAATCAATGAACCATCCACCGGAGGTGGAGGAATGATCATAGCAGCGGCGAGAGTATTGAAAGACAGAGGAATCAATCCGCAAAGATGCATGGAAGTGGTAGCACAGGACCTGGATTGGAAGGGAGTGTACATGACCTACGTACAGCTGAGCCTACTCGGAATCAAGGCGACAGTAGTACAAGGCGATACATTATGCGAGCCATTTGACGAAAGAAAATACAGTCCGGAAAGAGTGCTATACACGCCGGCAAGAAAGGGGCTGCTTATGTAATGGACGAACTAAAAGATTGCAGAGAGGATATTGTAAATGCGCTGGTCATGTGGGCGTCAGCACATGGAATTGACAGTGCCGAGGCAAAATATGATTTTTTCATGTTGCTGAACAATGTAGAAGTCACAAGCAGATGCACAGAGATAGCACAGATAAAGGAAGACAGGAATGAAATGCTGTTAAAAAAATTCTTAATTGCAAAGCGTGTAAAAGGCTGTACAAAAAGAACACTGGAATATTATGCAAAAAGCATTAAGGGCATTTTAGAACGAATCGGGAAGACAGTAGACGATATTACGGCAGACGATGTCAGATACTATATGGCAGTCAGGCTCAGGCAAGACAAGGTTACAAAAACCACAGTTGGAAATGAAATCAGAAATCTGAGCAGCTTTTTCGGCTGGCTGTACATGGAAGAGGAGATAAGAAAGAATCCGATGACAAGAGTAGACAGAATCAAGCAGGGAAAGACACAGAAAAAAGCATTTTCGGAAATAGAGATAGAAAAGCTAAGAGCGGCAGCAACGGGCGAAAAAGAAAAGATGATAATAGAGATACTTCTATCAACCGGATGCAGAGTGAGCGAATTAGTACAGATCCTGACAGCAGAGATTGAAAATGACAGGATACTAATACATGGAAAAGGCGAAAAAGACCGATATGTCTATCTGAATGCAAGAGCACAATTTGCCTTGGAAAAATACATGGAACAGCGGAAAGACAGTAATCCATACCTGCTTCCGAAAGGAGGAAGCGTGGTAGAAATGAGGCACAAAGGAATAAGGATAGACGATTTAAGAAATTGGTGGAAGAATCCGGATAACGTAAAGGAAGGACATATGGATAAAAGTTCCGTAGAGGGACTTACAAGAAAAATAGCGAAAAAAGCCGGTGTAGAACGTGCGAATCCACACAAATTCCGAAGAACGTGCGCGACTATGGCATTAAGGCGTGGAATGCCGATTGAACAGGTATCAAAAATGCTCGGCCATGCAGAGCTGTCCACGACACAGATATACCTAGACCTATCAGAAGATGATCTGAGAGAAGCACACAAAAAATATGTTCTATAAGGAGAAAAAAGATGATCGAAGCGAAAGCGAGCGGAGATAAGACATATGCAAAAGTAGCAGGAACAGGAAGAGGCACAATAAAAGAATACATAATGGCAACCAAGTCCTTGTATGAAACAATGGTGGAAACGGGTATGTTACCGGAAATGGCAGAAAGCCTGATCCATGACACTGCAAATAATGGAATCAAAATGGCGAAGGAGGAAAAATGTTAGAGAACGGTTATTACAATATGGATTGCATGGACGGAATGAAAGAATTTCCAGATAATTACTTCGACATTGCCGTTGTAGATCCGCCGTATTTTACAGGACCGGAGAAGCGTGAATTCTTCGGCAGAAAAGAAAGTCAGATAGGTGTCAAGCGTGTATATCAGAAGATGGAGGAATGGAAAGTTCCGGAACCAGAGTATTTCAAGGAACTCTTCCGAGTTTCGAAGAATCAGATTATTTGGGGTTGCAACTATTTTGACTATCACTTTCCTCCTGGCCGTATTGTGTGGGATAAGTGTAACGGCAGTTCTGATTATTCCGATTGTGAGATAGCAGCCTGCAGTTTTCATGACAGTGTGAGATTGTTCCGGTATATGTGGAACGGAATGATGCAAGGCAAAAGCATGTGGGAAGGTGATACGCAGCAGGGCAATAAGAAGCTCAATGAGAAGCGCATACACCCTACGCAAAAACCATTAATTCTATACCGCTGGTTGTATGGACAATACGCCGAAAGAGGCTGGAAATTGTTAGATACACATGTCGGCAGCGCTAATAGTCTGATTGCAGCGCATGAGGCAGGAGTACAGTATGTTGGATTTGAACTGGACGAGCATATGTATCAATTATCTTCAGAACGACTTAAGGAATATACGGCGCAAACACGAATAGAAGATTTTTTGGAAATATATAGCGAAAGGAGACACGAATGAGCTTAGATATTTTTGAGGATTATGACTGTGATGGTCAGATAGAAATGCCTGACCTGAAGGGAGAAAGAATGGACAAATTGATATATATACCGGCTGATCAGATACATGAACACCCGGATAACCCAAGAAAAGACTTAGGAGACTTAACAGAACTTACCGAGTCCATCAGACAGAACGGCATCATGCAGAATCTTACTGTTATTCCGGGCTACTGGGACAATAAGAGAGGATTCCACGAGGAAGAATATACGCTTCTGATTGGTCACCGACGTTATTCCGCAGGGAAGATGGCAGCAGTCACAGAGTATCCTTGCCGTATTATTACCGGTATGAGCTACAAGGAACAGGTCGGAACCATGCTTACCGAGAATATGCAGCGCGTAGACCTTACGATTCCGGAGCAGGCAGAAGGCTTCCAGATGATGCTAGATCTTGGAGACACTGTGGAAGACATTGCAAATAAGACCGGATTCAGTGAGAGCACAGTCCGCCATAGAGTTAACATTGCCAAGCTGGACAAATCCACCCTGAAAGAAAAGAACGATGATGAGGGATTTCAGTTAACATTAAAAGACCTGTATGAATTGGAAAAAATAAAATCAGTAGAGAAGAGAAACGAAATCTTAAGAGCTTCCTACAGCTCCACGGACTTGGCAACACGCGCCAGAAGCGCAGTAGCAGACGAAAAGAGAAAAGCAAAAGAGACAGCGATTATAGAAAAGCTGGAGGCAGTAGGCATCAAGAAAGCTCCAAAGGAAGCAGAAAACGGCATTTGGACAGGATCATGGAAGACAGTGGCTGAATGCGACCTAAACAAAGATGATGATATTGACATTCTAGATACAGAAGGGAAATATTGGATAACTCAGTATCAGCGTATCAGAATTGTGGAAAAAGTTATAAAAAAGCAGACAAGAGCAGAAGAACGAAGAGAAAAGGAAGAAAAAGAACGAAAAGCCAGAAAAAAAGAACTTAAGGAAATCACAAGAGTGAGCACAGAAAGGCGTAAACAATTAATTCTGGACATTATTGCCGGGAAAGCAGCAAAACCGAACGAAGAGTTGGTAAAGAACATGTGCTGGGTACTACTGGTAGAGATGGGAGGGGTATACAAAAGTCTTTTTATAAAATATTTCACTGAAAAGAACGATTGGGACTGCAACGATGAAGAAAAGGCAGAAGCGAATGAAAAAATACAAAAACTAAGCATCATGGAGCAGATGCTCATATTATTACACATGAGAATGAGCGAGAAAGAGCCGTGGGATTACAGCCTTAGATACGACAAGGAAAATGGAGGAATCCTCTTAGAGTGCTACAGAGTATTTAAGATGTTCGGATGGTTCTTCGACACCGAGCAAGAGGAACAGGTACTGGACGGAACGCACGAATACTACAGAAAGGACGAGGATAATGACTGATGGCTTAATGTTCCCCAAAACAATGGGAATGAAAAAGAAAAAAAGGCAGAAGCATCCAAAACCGATCGTAGCAACAGAACCAGGAATCTGTTATTTGTGCGCAAGAGAGGAAGGAAACTATACATACCAGTGTACGGAATGCCATCATGTAGTGTTTGGAGGCGGCGGAAGGAAGCGCAGCGAAGGAGCTGGAATAAAAGTCTACCTATGCAGAAGACACCACAAGGAAGGCAAAGACGCTGTACATAATTGCCGTGCAACCCGTGAAAGGTTATGCGCCTATCTACAGGAAGCATACGAACAGGATCACACACGAGAGGAGTGGATGAATATTGCCTACAAAAATTACCTCTAGCCTTAGGAAAGACGAAAGCTCACGGGATTTCTACAAGGGCGAATATGTAAAATGCATTCTGATGGGAGAAGAGAAAGAACGCATGGGAATCGTATTTGGAAAAGAACACCTGGCAGATACCGTCACAGTATGGCTGGAAGACACGGGAGAATTTGTCGTATTACCGGTAAAAAGAGTAAGAAAACTATAGCACCTCAGTGTATCACATGACACTATCAACCATAGATTCCCTCCGGCCGGTGGAGCCGGAGGAGAAAGGAGCAAGTAACATAGGACTAAAAGAAATATTCGGAGTGCAAGAAAGCTATAAGTTGCCAGAAATAATCATGGACACGTTATTATCCGATCAAGCAGAAGACATTATAAGAAAAATAAAGAATGAAGATATAGATATCCGAGACACGTTCCAGGAAGAACAGGGAGACAGAAAAGAATTAAAGCAAGACTTCACACCGGATTGCATTTGCAATTTGGTAGCAAAATTAACAGAAAAAGGGAGCTGCATTGATATGTGTTCAGGAACAGGAGTACTGAGCAAGGCAGTAGCGAAAGAACACGGAACACAGGTGGAAGAGTATGAGTATAGCACAAGGACAATACCTTTTGCGCTATTGGATGCTTGCGTAAATGGATTAGAAGGAAATATAAGCCATGCAGATTGCCTAAGAAACGCGGCGTGGGAAACATACGCCGTAAAACAGGTAGGAGATATAAGCATCCCAAAAAAGACAGAAAAAAGAGAGATGGGAATGTACGACAATGTAATCATGAACCCACCGTATTCCATGAAATTTCCAGATGCAGAAGAATATCAAATAATGGGTTTTACAATACCAAAAGCAAAGGCAGATTATGGATTCTTGCTAAGAGGCATTGAACGCATGAAAGGAAGATTGATTGCAATCTTGCCACATGGTGTACTTTTTCGCGGAGCCGGAGAAGGGAAGATAAGGGAACATCTGATAAAGAACAAGCTGATCAGCGCGGTAATTGGTTTGCCGGACAAATTATTTCTAAACACAAACATCCCAGTCTGCTTGGTGATTATAGAAAAGGAATCACCAGATATTTTATTCATAGATGCAAGTAAGGAATTTGTAAAAAAATCAGCACAAAACGATATGGCAGATGGTCAGGTAACGAAGATCGTAGAGGCGTTCAAAAAAAGAAAAGACATAGATAAATACGCTCATGTAGCCGAATATAAAGAAGTCCAGAAGAATGATTACAACCTAAATATTCCGAGATACGTGGATTCTTTTGAGGAAGAACAACTTCCGAATATTGAAACGATACTGAATAACCTAAAAGAAATTGACAGCGAAGAAGAAAAAACGCGCAAAGCGCTATATGAAATGCTGGGAGATTTAACAGGGAGAGAGGAAGATATGATACATATAAAAAAACATAGAAATATTATAAGACCGAAGCGGACAAAAAAAGAGCTTACGGAACAAATGGAACTGGGTGATATATTTGCAGATGCATTGTAAAGAAGTGCTAATAACAGAGCTGTGCAATATAGAAAGAGCGGAAGCGGGGAAAATATACAAGGCTGGGACCTGCTACATAAAATTAAGTGCTGTAGATGAGTTAGTAGGACAAATAAAAGAAGCAGGGGTAATCGACAATAGATATGCAGTAATGGAGCCAATCACAGAAATGAACACGGATTACATGTATATCGCAATCGCCAGGAGCTTTCCGAAATTTTTAAGAAGGTACAGGACAACCATAAACCTGCAGTTTCAGGCTTTGAAAAATTTCACAGTAATATGGCACGAAGATGAAAAAGAACAACAGTATGTAGTGGAAACGATGAAAAAAATACAAAAAGAGATTGATCTTGTAGAGAAGCAGATAGAAGACGAAAAAGAACTAAAAAGATGGTATCTCAGAAAAATGATGACATAGGAGGGAGAAGGAATGAATGAGGTGTATGCCGTAGATTTCGACGGCACGTTAAACACAGCAGAATATCCGAAGCTAGGAGAGCCAAACACAGAACTATTCCAGTTCCTGATTAAACGGCAGCAGTCCGGAGATAAAATTATACTCTGGACATGCAGGGAGGGAGACCTATTGCAGGAAGCAGTCATATACTGCAGGGCGAATGGATTGGAGTTTGATGCAGTCAATGACAATATTCCAGAAAATAAGAACAAATATAAGAACAACTGTCGGAAGGTCTATGCAGATTATTATATTGACGACCGGAACAAGATGATTGTAGCAAGGAGGCGCAGAAAAAAATGTGGACCATTAAATCGGACGAATGTCTGGAATTATATCAAGAAGACGAAAAAATCGCAGCATTGATCTGGGATGAAGTGGAGCTGCGCTGGGGGTTATGGTATCGAATAAGCATATTTCAAAGACTTTCATGTATTGGAGAAATGGAAGGCTTCGGGAAGTTAGACATTGAATCGGTACAGATGGCAGCAGTCGAGACCATTATAGACTACTGCAAGAGACAAGCAGATAAATGGGAAGGACGCGCAGAGGATATGGAGGCGATGCTATGAAGTGGATACGGGAAAGCATGACGCAGATTGACCTTGTAGATGGAGGGAAAAAGCTTGCCTATATCGTATACAAAAACTTCCGGTGGCTTCTCTACGAAGGCGGTGAAGAGTGGAGCATAGATTTGAAAATCTATGAACAACACCAGGTAGAAGTAGCGCAGATGGCAGCAGTTGAGGAACTGATCCGGTACCATGCTGAGAAAGCCAAGTTATTCCGGAAAGCGAGAAAGGAGATGGCTGCATGAAAGAATATGACAAAGAGCTATTAAGGTCACTGGTAGAACAGGGGCTGACCAATAGAAAGATAGCAGAAAAGATGGGGCTCACCCAGACGCAGGTACAATATAGAATTACGGCAGACGGATTAGTCGGAATTCGAAGAGAGGGCGGAGACCCAACACAGAGAAAGCCGCGGGAACCAAAGCCAAAACCCAAAGAAGAAACCAAAGGCTCAAACGGTGACAGAAAAAAATGCAAGACCTGTAAATGGCGTGCAAGATATCCCGTCAGCTTCTGTAATTACGGAGCATTCCATAAATTTTCCAGAAGCCATTACTGCTCGGCAGATAATTGCACTGTCTACGAAAAAGGCAAGCCAATGAAAGAAAAACCAAGTTAAGAAAGGAGAAAAAAATGCAAGGATATATATGTGGAATTGCTGACAATAGTAGAATAAACTATTGTCCATTATGCAGAGCAGCGCTGAAAACAAACGCATACTACGGAGATGGAACCGTAGTATGTGACGAATGCGACTTTTATTTTGCAGTTATAGAATGCGAGGAAAAGGAACATGACGAAGACTTACAGAATCATGAACGAGTCGGTATACGGAAGATTACAGCAGAATTACTTGAAGCATCAGAAAAGAAAGCGCCAGCCATATCTGATCGCTTAGATAAAGCGCTTCAGGACGCAATCGGAAAATAACATAGTAGAGTAACAATAATATTTCCGGGGTGTTTTGGAGAACCCAGCTTATATAGGGACATACAGGGAAACAAAGGCAAATTACCCCGAAAATAAACAAAAACGGACGAAAATACCGCAAAAACACCACGGAGCTATCAAAATGCTACCATTAAGCTCCCCGGAGCGTTTAAAAAGGTACTATCAAGGAAAGGAGACAGAAATGGGATATCTTAGAAAAGGCATGGTAATTAATGCATTGAGAGAAGATATGAAAGATACCCAAAAGTGCTATGAATACTATCGGGAAAAGGAATTAATTGAATTTTGCTATAACTGCATGGAACGCGTAATAGACAGACTACCACAGTATTACCCGGAAAATGCAGTAGAAGAGACAAGATGGATTCCATGTAGTGAGAGAATGCCGGAGGATAACACGGATGTAATTGTATGCTTTTACAGCGGAACAGTAACAGAGATGAGATATTGGGGAAATGGAATCTTTCAAGGAATCTATGAACACACGGCAAAAGTAATTGTTGCCTGGATGCCATTGCCGGAACCATATAAGGAGTAGAAAATGAACAGGAAAATGGTAACTAGTTTTTTAAGTAATCTGCTGATAACAAAGAAATTACAAGGAATAGGCAAATACTGGGCATCAGAAGTCAGTATCGATTATGGAAGCACGAACGTAAAAAGAGTAGATTTCATGCAGTTCATGCCACCAAACCAATGCTCCGTAGGAGCAATCGAAAAAGGACAATTCATCTGTTACGAAATTAAGAGTTGCCGGGAAGATGTCTACAGCGGAAACGGACTGAATTTTCTTGGTGAGCAAAATTACATCGTAACAACAATGGAGTGTTACAAGGATTTAATCGCAGACAGAAATTCAGGAAAGCTTTTAGAACACATCAGGGAATGTAACCCGGAATCATCTAGGCACTACGGAATCATGGTAGCGATCCCAGAAAGCAGAAAAGAGTGGGACGAATTTGAAAATCCTACACCACTTACAAAAGCAACAATGGCTGGAGAGTGGAGATTGCATAAAATAATTCATTGCACACCAGGACCAAGAAAACGATCGATAACAGAATTACTGTTCTACATGCTCAGATCAGGAAAATAGGAGAGGGAATATGGACAGTGCAAAAAGAAATGGAGCCGGTTATTACGACCCAACAGCATTTCAAGCTATCAAAAATACAGAGAAGGGAGCAAAAAAAACAATGGAAATATATAGAGGAGACATATTCTACATCAAAAAAATAAATCAGGACACAGGTAGACCGGCGGTTATCGTGTCGAACAACGACATTAACGAAAGCCAGAACATGGTAGAAGTGGTATATCTGGTAGAAAAGCCAAATGAATCACTGCCAACACATGCAAAAGTAAGATGCCATCTACCATCTACGGCGCTCTGCGAGCAGGTTGTGAGTGTTAGCAAAGACAGAATTGACGGATTCATACGCACCTGTACGGACGAGGAAATAGAGAAAATTAACAAGGGGTTATCCATCTCACTCGGGATCGCAGAAAGCGACGACACTATGGCAGAAAAGCTGAAAGAGCTGACAGATTCTCTGAGTGAGGCACAGCAGATACATTTGCAACAACATTTGAAGCAGACGCGGTAAAAGCCAGATGTTACTGCGGAGAGTGTAAACGGGAAATAAAATCATTTTTATACAATGGAGAAGAACAGGAACAGCCAGAAGAACAACCGGAAGGCTGGAAAGCAAGAATGCTTGAAAAATTCCAAAAAAGAGTATAACGACTGTGGCAGCAGTCAAAAGGGTGAGTGAACATTGACAATAAAAAATAAACAGTAGACCGTCCGGCAAGACACTGTATCTACTGTTCATTCACCTAAGAGAATTATATCATAATGCCTCTTAGGAAACAAGGAGGATCACTATGTATAATGCAAATATAAAAAGTGAAATTATTAATAATATCATCTTCGAGATGTCTGGATATGTAGACAACATGACCTTAGATATCATGCAAAAAGTCATTGAAAAACAATTAGTAGCCGTGAACATGGAAGAGATTACCAATCTTCCGGCAGAAATACGGACATCGACCGAAGAACAGAACCGTTATTACATCAGCCTCATGATGATCAAGAAAAAGAACTTACGTCCAGAGACCAAGGCTCAGTACCGTGATGCCATTATGCGTCTTACCAGTGTCATTGAAAAGCCACTTAACAAAATGGACGAGATTGACATTGACAGTTATCTCAACTGGTATGAGAAGCGGAACGTGGCAGCAGGAGGCAAGAAGAATCAGGCGTCAACCTGCAACAATGAACGCCGATACTTATCAGCCTTTTTCACATGGATGCGCAAAGAAAAGTTCATGAGCTATAATCCGGTGGAGGCTACGGAGCCGATGAAGGAAGTAATAAAGCCAATTGATTACTTCCGGCCAGCACAGATCGAACAGCTCCGGGAGGGTTGCGTCTCCCTGAGAGACAGAGCCATCATCGAAGTGCTCAGAAGTACCGGAGCACGCGTTGGAGAAATTCCACAGATTAACATCGATCACGTAGACTGGGCGACTGGAGACATCATGATTATGAGCGAAAAGTCTTACAAATATCGTCTATTATATTTGGATGAAGTAGCCAGGTACCACCTGAAGAAATACTTGGACAGTCGCGCCGATGACAATGAAGCACTGTTCGTGTGGGACAAGGCGCCATATAACCGTCTAAAGAAGTGTGGCATCAGAAACGCCATGAAGGAAGTAGGCAAGAATATGGACTGCAAAGTCTATCCACACAAGCTCAGAAAGACTCTGGGAGTCAATCTCAAGGACAAAGGAACAGACATTGGAATCATTCAGGAAGTGATGGGACACGCCAATCCGACTGTAACAAGTCGCTATTATGCACAGATCAGTCCAGAGGCAATGAGAGATGTACGGAGAAGAACAGCGTAGGAGGATATATGCCGAACGTAAGACCACTAAACGAAAATAAATACCATATGTCGAAAGACAGATACGATGAATTAAGATCCAGGTGCTATCAATACTGGGAGTGGAGAAAAGAATTAGCATATCTCACGGACACGGTAAAAGCTATCCAGTATGGGGTGGAAGGAAAAGGGAGCCAACCACAAGGGAGCGCGACAGAACAACTCGTGATTCGGAGAATGGAATTGGAAGAAAAAATAAAGATTGTTGAACAGACAGCTATAGAAACGGATTCAGAAAATTATAAATGGATTCTAAAAGGAGTAACACAAAAAAAGAAGATCAAAGAACTGGAAATAGAGGGAATGCCGCTGAGTAGATCACTATACTACGAGAAGAAAAGATTATTCTATGCAAATCTAAATAAAAGAATGTATTAATAAAAATAAATTCTGGATTTTTAGGACAGAAAACCATGTTAAAATGATAGCGTCCAAAAGATGAGATCAGACGAATCACAAAGGACTCCTTAGAATTTCACACATCAGAGCGTGGCCTAATCACGCTCTGATAAAAAGAAGAATGGAAGAGAACAACAGAAGAGAATGAACAGTGGCAGCAGTCAATTGATTGCTGCCATTTGATTTGGGAGGGAATATGTTAATCACATGCAAAAATACATGCTGTAAATATTATTATCAACTTAAGAAAGGACAGCATTGCCAGGCAGAGGAAGGGTGTCCTGGATACACAAAAAATAAAAGAAAAGCGAACAGCAAGATACCGAAGTGCAAGGAATGTGAGTACTGCAAAAGGATCACTACCAATGACGGAAAAGAATATCATTATGCTTGCACATATATGAACAGGAACAAGGTAATTCTCTTTGCAGAAAAGAGAAAGTGTGATTGTAGAGTAATGTAGAATGTAGCAGGAGGGTGCGAAAGGCAAGCACACCGGTGTTAGTAGCCGGAGGAAGCAGGTTCGATTCCTGCTCCTGCAATCGTGCGACGTCGCAAAAGAGTATGGCAGAGTGGACAAAAGAAAAGATAAAACAATTGATAGCAGAAGATAAGCTGTATAGATTCTACAAGAGCAGAGAGTGGAAGGAACTGAAAGAGAAAGTCCTGAAGGAATTCCACAATGAATGCCTATGGTGCAGAGAAAAGGGAATCATATCCAAAGCAGAAGAGGTACATCACATACAGTATGTTAAGAAGCACCCAGAGCTTGCGCTGTGTGAGTACTATGATTACAGAGGGCAGAGATACAGGAACCTTGTGCCGCTCTGCCACGACTGTCACGACAGAGCACATGAACGAATGAAGTATAAGAAAAAGAAACAGGTGAATGAAGAACGTTGGTAAAAGTTGGAGACTATGTCGTGTTCACTGGACACGGATACAGGAGAGCAATTGAATACAAGTATGACAGAGTGTTCGGGAGCTCACCACACCGAGTGGCAGAGGTGCGAACGTCCTGTTGCAACCGATTCCTGGTACTTGATGATGTGATTGGAATGTACAGCGAGATTTTTTTCACTAAAACAGACCCCCCTACCCCCATATACCCTAATTTTCGTGGGGGAGCTTACAACGGGTAGGGGGCAAGACTAAACCGCGCTGAGTCGCGCATGATAAAAAATAAAAAAGTTGGTGTCAAGATGGAAAAGACAAAAAAGCCGACAAAGGCGCAAATTAAGGCTTCGCTAATAAAGCAGCTAGAAGCGAAAGGCGCGAATGTAGCCCATTTTATGGATCTTATTTATGACTATATGTCGCTATATGATATAAAAAAAGACCTCCAAAAAGATGTAAAAGAGAGGGGAGTAGCCTATGAGACAACCTCCGCGAATGGCTATCCGATCATTAAACAGAACCAATCTGTAAAGGATTTGGTAGCGGTGGAAAAGCAGATGCTTCAGCTCCTGAAAGAAATGGGGTTGACGACTGATGAACCGACCGGAAATGAAATGATAGATAAAAATCTGTAAGCAGATAGATGAATACATCGCATTCGTGCGAAGTGACGAAGCAGTTGTGTGCAAAGAGCAACTGCTTCTTTGCGACTTTGTGGAAAAAGTATTTGCGGAGGAAGACGTATATGTAGACGAAAAGCAATTAGAAAGATATCTGGGATTACAAAAGCATTTCCCATATAAGCTATTGCCGTGGGAACAATTTTGCTTTGCGCTTCACAATTGCGTATACAGGAAAGACGGACAATTACGCTTTCCAGTACTTGTAATTTTGGTGGGAAGAGGGGCTGGGAAAAATGGATATCTTGCATTTGAAGATTTTGCATTGATGACACCGATCAATGGCGTGAAATATTATCACATAGACATGTTTGCGACATCGGAAGATCAGGCAAAAGCGACATTTGAAGATATTTACAATATTCTGGAAGATAAAAAAGATTATTTCAAAAACTATTTTAAATGGAATTTGGAGTGTATCACAAACATAAATACAGGTTCAAAATTAAAATATCATACACGAGCTCCGGGGACAAAAGATGGAGGGCGCCCAGGAAAGGTTGATTTTGATGAGTATCACGCTTATGAAAATTACAAATTGATAGAGGTAGCTACCGGAGGACTTGGAAAAAAACAGTTTCCGCGAAGAACAATCATCACAACACAGGGAGACGTAAGAGACGGTCCGCTGGATCAGTTGATAGATACATGCCTGGAAATTTTAAAGGGAGAGTTACCGGATAACGGAACGCTACCATTCATTTGCTGGCTGGATGATCCGGAAGAAGTACACACAGAAAAAATGTGGAACAAAGCAAATCCATCACTACGATTCTTTCCAAACCTGCTTTATGAAATGAAATTGGAGTATGTGGATTACAAAAGAGATCCAGTTACTCATACAGCATTTATGACAAAACGAATGAACAGACCGCCTGGAGAAACACAGTATTGCGTGACAGATTGGAATAATCTGGTGAAAGCCACGCGGGAGCTTCCAGACTTAAAGGGATATTCTTGCGTAGCCGGAATTGACTTTTCGAAAACAGATGACTTTGTAGTAGCAGGGCTGTTGTTTAAGGTAGGTGACCAAAGATACTGGCTGCATCATACATGGGTATGCACAAAATCAAGAGATTTGCCAAGAATCCGCTATCCACTGAAAGAAGCGGAAGAAGCAGGAGTATTAACCATGGTAAATGATGTAGAAATATCACCAAAGTTAATCGTAGAGTGGCTAAAAGAAATGGCAAAATTATACATCATAGAAGGAGTGGTAATGGATAATTTTAGGCAAACGTTGTTCAGAGATGAACTGAAAAAGATAGGATTTTCTTATGAGAAGAAAAACCTGAAGCTGATCAGACCGAGTGACATCATGAAAGTTGCGCCGGTAATCGGATACGTACTATCGAAAGAATTGATAGCGTGGGGAACATGCCCGATCATGCGTTGGTACGTGTGGAACGTAAAGGCAGTCACAGACAAAAAAGGGAATGTTGACTATCAAAAAATAGAGCCAAGATCCAGAAAAACAGATGGAGCAATGGCATGGGTAGCAGCAATGACATGGGAGGATATTATAAAGCAGCGCCCAGTAACTGGACGAAGGAGGATAAACACAGTATGTTAGGAGGCAAAATGTGGGATTAGGAAATTACTTGTCGAAGTGGATTGGAAAAATAAAAATAAGTTCAGAACAGACAGTAGTGATAGATATCCCGGCAACAATCTACTATGAGGAATTGGCAATATATACAGCACAGTCATATCTTGCGAATGCAATCAGCATGTGCGAGATGCGTGTTTTTTCGAAGGGAAAACCGGTGAAAAATGAAGACTATTACTTACTGAACGTGTCGCCGAATAAAAATGAAAACAGTAATTACTTCTGGCACAAGGTAATCCGGAAGATGATCCGCGAAGAGAAAGGCGCGCTGGTAGTAGAAATCAACGGCGAGTTACACTGTGCAGAGGATTTTTCAATATTGGAGGAACGGCCAATACTGGGAAATATATACGGTGGAGTGGTGCTGGCCGGAGGATTGCAGTTGAATAAAATATTCACAGCACAGGAAGTATATCTGTTCAAGATGGAAGATGAATGCGTAAAAGGACTGATAGACGGAATGTACCAGGAATACGGGAAGCTGCTGGAGACAGCGGCAAGAACATTCAGAGATACGAACGGACGAAAGTTCAAGTTTAAAGTAAATTCGCTGAAGGCAGGAGACGAAGAATTTGCAAAAGATTTTTCGGAGATTATCTCAAAAAACATTAAAGCTTACATGGAAAATGAATATGCGACCTACGTGGAGTATGAAGGAGAGGAATTAACAGAAGAGTCTTCGAACAAACCGCAAAAATCATCAGAAGATTTTATTAGCATCAGAAAAGACATTTTTGAGGTCGTGGGACAGGCATTCAAAATCCCAGCTTCTATGATGCTCGGAAGCGTCACGAATGTAAAAGATGTATTAGATATTTTTCTGACATTTGCAGTTGACCCGCTGGGAAACACAATATCGGAGGTCCTAAACAAAAGAGCGACAGCCTATGAATACACAAAAGGAAATTATTACAAATGCTACAGTGGAAGAATCAAGCACAGAGACTTGTTTGATTCAGCAGCAAATGTAGAAAAAATTGTTGGATCAGCGGTATTGAACACAGATGAAGTAAGAGAGGAGTTGGAACTGATGCCATTAGATACAGAATGGAGCAAGCAGTACAGAATTACAAAGAACTTCCAAAATGTGGAAGATGCAACGAAAAATGTGGAAGGAGGTGAGAACGATGGGTAAAATCGGAGGAATTTGCTATGCATACCAAAAAGTCGGAACAGTACATAAGCTATATCTGTACGATGAAGTAAAGGCGAAAGGAGATTTCAATTGGGAAACGTACAAGTACGATGACGCAGAGACATCGGCAAAACATTTCCAGGAAATCTTAGAACAGGTCGGAGATGGAGATACAATTGAATTATATATCAATTCAGATGGCGGTTCAGTGAAAGAAGGAACCGCTATTTTTACGCAGTTAAAGCGGTGCAAAGCTTATAAGACTGGCTATGTAGACGGAGTGGCAAATAGTATTGCAGCCACAATCTTACAGGCATGTGACCACAGAGTCATGGGAGAAGGTACAGGAATGATCCTGCACAACATGTGGACGGTAGCAGTCGGAAGCGCGGATGATCTCAGAAACGAGGCAGACAAGCTTGACGCTTGGATGAAAGCTTCCAGAGCCTTGTTCGTGCAGAGATGCGAAGGCAAAGTCACAGAAGAAAAGATAAAAGAAGTCATGGACAAGGAGACACTTCTTGGTCCAGATGATGCTCTTGAGCTTGGAGTCATTGATGAGATTGCCGGACGCACATCTATAGCAGTAGATGAAGCGATGCAGTCAACAAAAAAAATCAATGAGATGAAAGACAAGATCAAGCAGTCCAATTTTGCGGATCAGCTAAAAGAATTTGAAGAACTGGTAAAACCGAAAGAACAGGAAGACGATGTCTCTATGGAGACATTTTTCAATATGTTTTCATTATAGGAGGAAAAAAGATGTTAGGAAACGTAGCAGATGTAGCACAGAAAGAAGCAGTAGCAGCACTTCAGAAGGCACTCCAGAGCGGAGATGTAGAAGGAGCGGGAAAGGCGTGGCAGCAGGTCATCAATTCTATTTCGGAAAAAGTAAAAACAGATTGTGAGATGTATAACACCAATCAGAAGGTGCTTGCACAGCGCGGATATAGAATGCTGACTACAGAAGAGACAGAGTTCTATCAGAAGCTCGTAAAAGCAGAAAAAGAGAGTAACGCACGGCAGGCATTCACGGATCTCATTACAACAAATGGCGGAATGCCGGAGACGATCATCGAGGATGTCTACAGAGAATTAACAGAGGAACACCCGCTTTTAAATAAAATTACGTTCCAGAACGTGAAGTATCTGACCAGATGGATCTTGAATGACCATACAAAACAGAGCGCAGCGTGGGGGAATATCAACGATGAAATTAAGCAGCAGATCACATCAGGCTTCAAAGAAATTGAAGTGACTTTGTACAAGCTAAGTGCTTACGCGGTTATTCCACAGGATATGCTAGACTTAGGACCTACCTATCTTGATAATTACATCAGAACAATTCTGAAAGAGGCACTTTACGTGGCACTGGAGAAAGCAATCATTTGCGGATCAGGAAAAAATGAGCCGATCGGATTGAACAGAGATATCCATGAGGGTGTAGATTTCAATTCTTCTACCGGATATCCGGAGAAGACACCGATTAAGGTTACAAGCTTCATGCCGAAAGAATACGGTCCGGTCGTGGCAAAGCTTGCAACGACAGAAAGCGGAAGACTTAGAGCATTTGACGAAGTACTCTTGATCTGCAACCAGATTGATTATCTGACCAAAATTATGCCGGCAACAACGGTCATGACAGCAGCGGGAACTTATGCGAAAGACTTATTCCCGTTCCCAACAGAGGTCGTAAGATCGAATGAGGTCAAGACAGGTCAGGCTATCCTCTGCCTGCCGGAAGAGTATTTCATGGGAATCGGAGGAAACAAAGATGGAAACATCGAAAAAGACGATTCTACAAAATTCATTGAAGATGCGAGAGTCTACAAAATTAAAATGCATGGAAATGGTCGCCCTTGGGATAATACGGTCGCAATTGTGCTGGATATCTCAGCACTGGATCCTGCTTACTTCGTAGTCAGAAACGACGCTGATGTATTAACAGCGTAAGAAATATGACAGAAGAGCAGATAGGAACTCTTGTAGAGCTTGCAAAAAATAAATGCAAAATCAGTTGGTCGAAAGAACAGACAAATAAACAGATAACCGGAATTGTAGAAGATGCAGTTCCGGTTATCACGCATTTGCTTGGCATAAAAGAGGAAGATGAAAGCGACCTGTTATCACCAGGATTAACAAGGGGATTGTTTTTGGAATATTGCCTGTATCGTTGGAGCAACCAGGCAAATGAATTCACTGTGAATTATAGACGGGAAATCTTGACACAGAGGCACAGATACGAGGTGAAATATGGCAAGGAAGATACAGAAGAGCTACAGTGATGGAATTGCAGAGCTCTACAGAAAAAAAGACCCAGAGAGCAATGTAAAAAGCCTGGATGATTTAGAACATCTGGGCTTTCTGTATTATACGGAAAAGTCGAACCGGCAGCAGGACGTAGAATTTGCGCAACAGCTAGGAACAACACTTTCACTTAAAATTGCCACTCCGGATGATGGGAACATGGACAGTTCAAGAAACGTGGTAATAGGAGACACGATCTATGCGATTATCTACATCGACAGGTCGAGAGCGGAACAGGAATTGTATTTTTATCTGGAAGAGGTGAGAAAGATTGAATAAAAAAATCAAAGAAGCCTTACAGGGGATAGAACCTAAAGTATTCTATGGAATAGGACGATTCCAGAACCGGAACAACTGGGACTGCATAGTTTATGGACGCAGAAGAAAAGGGAAGACAGAAAGCGGCGCTGGTGAAAATATCCGATATTTTGTAGCAATTGTAAAAGAAGAGGAAATTCCAGAAGGAATGGAAGAAAATATATTGCAAGCTATGAAAAAGCTGGGATTCAAACAGTCAAATACAGAGACAACTTATGATTATGTAGAAAAATCCGGTGAGACAATGGTTGAAATTGCGACCATGGAGTTTTCCAAAGTAGAGAAAAGGTGCAGGGTATGAGCTATTTCTATTTAGACGCCAAAGAATTCGAGCGTGTTGCAGATGCGATTTCCAAGTTTTCTGATGGGGCGGTGGCAGAAAGAATTATTAATGATTACCTCCACACAGAAGGAGGACGGATCATCAAAGAGAACATTCAGAAGATTCTCCCTGTATCCGGAAGAACGTGGAATGGAAAGAAAACAGCTGCTTCACAGACAGATCCATTCACACTTAAGGAAGAGAACCTCGCAGTAATAGTAAAAACAAAAGGGCCGTATCACTATCTGTATTTCCCAGATGATGGATCGAATACGCAACATCATTTTGGAAATCAGCAGTTCATGTTCGACGGGGCAAATGCAAGCGAAGACAAAATTGTAAATGAAGTTATAGACGAATTAGTAAAAAGATTGGAGGAAATATAATGGCAGGAATCACAAATGTGGATTTTTCAGAATATGAAATCACAGAGCTGGGAATCAGAATATCTCCGGCGGTAAAAGCAGATATTCTGAAATGCGTGGGAAAACTGGAAGAGGAGCTTACGAGCAAGACCGTACAGAAAAAATGCGGCTCAAAAGTGATAAAAACAAGAACAAAAGGAACGGGGTCCGGATCACTGAAATTTTCGGCATACACGCCACAGGACATGCTTGTTGATATGCATGGAATGAGTAGGAAAGACCTGAAAGACGGAATCGTGGCATACGGACAAAGCTCTTTACATGCGGTGGCATGTGTTACAGCTAAAATTCTGAATGAGGACGGAGATGTGAAGTATAAGGCTTATCCAAATTGTACAATCACAAATGGACTTAGCAGGACTGTAGATAACGACACGGAAGACGTAGCCATGTTAGAACTCGAAATAGCAGTAATGCCAGATGAGAATGGAGAAGGAATGTACGAAGCTGTAGAGACAGATCTGCAGGACGCGACGGTAAAAACAAAGTGGATGGAAGAATTTTCAAGAGAACTTGTTGAGCTTAACGCATAGGAGGGAATTATGGAAGCAAAAGTAAAGATTAGATTCAGAGACAAATACACACACGATTTACACCTGGCAGGAGAAATTATCGAAGTGAGCAAAGAACGCTACGAGGAGATTGAAAAAGTGCGGGAAGGCATTTTGGAGCCGTTGGAGCCGGTTCCGGAAGAAACACAGGAAGAGGGTCAGGAGAATGCACCAGGAGCAGAACACTACACCAAAAGCGAGCTGAAGAAAATGAACGTTGAAGAATTGAAAAAGCTTGCGGAAGAAAAAGGCGCAAGCACTGAAGGTAAGAAAGATGAAATTATCGAAAGAATTGTAGAACTGGAGGAAAACGATGCGCAGTAAGGACGTATTCAATTTCCAGGAATATGAAATGGCAGACGGGGAGTTTGTGACAATGTCCACAGCTCCCATTTTGCTGTTGGGACTGAGGAATAAAAATAAAAAGGCATATGAAAAGATCAGTAAAGTCCTGGTAAAAGGAGTAAACGAAAAAGATGTCATGGAAATGTATGAGTTCATGCATTCGGCATACTTGAATGCCAATCAGGATGAAGAGGAAGAGAATTTGATGACATTCACGGAATTCATTGAAAATGCAAACCCAGATTACATGAAAAATGCAAATGTAGTACAGGAAATGATTTCACCGTCAAAAAAGCAGGATTCAGAACAGCCTTCAGAAGAGCAACAGTAGGAAAGAGCAAAAATACACTGAGGCTTCCGAGATTTGAAATTGAGGAAGTAGAAGACATGTATACCTATTATGTAGTTATTAATGGAATCAGCGAAGAGCTGTTCTGGAATTCCGAGTACAACGTATTATTAACGATTTTGGAAGATAAACACGCTTACATGAGTTGGAAAAACTACATGGAAGAAAAGATGATAGAAAGAAGGTGATCTACTAGCCAACAGAGAAGCAAGCGTAACATTTCGCGCGAAAACAACGGATTTTACGGCCGGAATCAAACAGGCTGACGCAAGTTTGAAGCAGCTCCGGGCGGAATTAAAATTAAATGAAACTCAGATGAAAGGCACAGGCACGTCTGTGGATGCTCTGGAACAGAGAGAAAAGCTTCTGAAGCAGGAATTACAGGCAAGTGGAGACAAGGTCACTTTTTTGAGTGACAAATTACGTGTCGCAAAAGAGGTATTCGGAGAAAACTCCATAGAAGCAAGCAACTGGAGTGCAAAGCTTGCAGACGCGAAGCGCGTACAGGAGACGATTGCACAGGAGCTATCCAGCACAACAGGGAAACTGGACGAGCAAAAAGAAGCAGAATCTGAGTTGAGCCAGGAGGCACTTGAAGCAGCTGAGAAGTTAAAAAAACAGGCTGAGGCAGAAGCGCAGCTTCAGAGCACTGTTGAACAGGCTGATCAGAAAATAAAGCAGCTCGATCAGGAATTGGAGCTTAACCAGACAAAACTGGACGGATCTGAAAACAAGACCAGTCTACTGAGGGATAGACAGGTATTACTTGCAAATCAGTCACAGATTGTCGCACAAAAAACAGCAACACTTCAAAGTGCGCTGGATGCGTGTTCTCAGGAAGTTGGAGAAAATTCAGAAAAGTACAATGAATTGAAGTCCAGCCTTGTAGAAGCACAGACACAGCAGGCGGCAATCCAAAATGAGATTCGAAATACCACAAAAGAACTGAGCGAACAAAAAAGCGCGGTTCAGACCTTTGGCGAAGGACTTGGGAAATTCGGTGAAGGTACTGAGAAGGTCGGGCAGAGCTTAAGAACAGTCAGCACCACGGCGGCCGGAGCCTTAACAGGAGCGGCCGCATCCGCAATTACGTTCGAGGATGCGTTTGCAGGAGTAAAAAAGACTTCAGACGAGGTCTACGACGCAAATGGTCAATGCATTTACAGCTACCAACAGCTGGAAGATGGAATCCGATCAATGGCAAAAGAAATACCGGCATCAACCACAGAGATTGCATCGGTGGCTGAGACGGCAGGACAACTTGGAATTAAGACACAAGATGTACTGGGATTCACCCGTGTCATGATCGATATGGGGAATTCTACGAACCTGGCAGCAGACGACGCGGCAACAGCAATCGCGAAGTTTGCAAATGTTACAGGATTAGCAGCAGACCAATCTATGTCAGCGGAGGAAAAGTACTCGAAAATGGGAAGTACTATTGTTGACCTTGGAAATAATTACGCAACAACGGAAGCGGACATTATGAACATGGCGACGAATCTAGCATCCGCAGGAACACAGGTAGGCATGTCAGAATCAGACATTTTAGCACTGGCTACAGCACTATCTTCTGTAGGAATGGAAGCACAGGCTGGAGGTACAGCATTTTCAAAAGCTATGGTACAGATGCAGCTAGACGTAGAAACAAATAGCGAGGGATTAAAAGACTGGGCTAATGTGGCAGGAATGAGTGTGGACGAGTTCTCTACATTATTCCGAGAAGACGCCACGGGTGCTCTGGAAGCGTTTATCACAGGACTTTCACAGTGCGGAGGAGAAACAGACTCAGCTATTAAAGTTCTGGACGATATGGGAATCACAGAGACTAGAATGCGAGACGCATTGTTAAGATCCGCAAATGCAAGCGACGTATTTACTTCGGCAATACAGACAGGAAATGAAGCCTGGAATGAAAACACGGCTCTAACAGAAGAAGCAAATAAGAGATACGAAACCACGAAAAGCAAAATACAGATTATGGGTAATAACCTGAAAGACGTGGGAATTACATTAGGCTCCACATTTCTCCCAATGATCGCACAGGGAACAGAGAAGATAAAAGGATTTGCCGATGCAATATCACAGATGGATTCAAATCAGCAAAAAATACTTCTTGGAATCTTGGGATTCGTAGCAATCCTATCGCCATTGCTGATAGGAATCGGTAAAGTGTCGACTGGGATATCTGCAATTATCGGAGTCGGTTCTAAATTAACAGGTATGATTGCCGGAATTGGAACAGCAGCAGAAGGAGCAGGGGCAGCCGCAGCAGGGGGCGCTGGAATAGCGCTGGGACCAATACTGCTAATAGTCGCGGCGATAGCTGCAATTACAGGGACAATCGCATTACTATGGCAGAAGAGTGAATCATTCCGGGATTTTTTCACGGAATTATTTGGAATCTTTCAGGATACTATCTCAGGATTCTTAGATTCTCTTGATATCAGTGGAAAAATAGATGAGATTAAGCAGACACTGGGAGGATTCGAGGAAAAGATTCTTGGGTTGGAAGATTTGTTTGAAGTAGTAGGCACGGTACTGGCGATAATTATCATACCGGCACTTGCACAGGTAGCAGCAGGATTCAGCATGCTGCTTAGTATTATCAATCCAATTTTGACGATCATCGGAGGATTAATCGACCAGCTTTCCGGACTAGGAACATTTATTGTCGGAGTATTTACGGGAGATATGGATAAGGCCTATCAGGGATTGCAGACATGGAAGTCAGGAGTCGGAACGACATTTTCCGGACTGTGGAGCTTAGTGGTAGGAGGACTGAACGGATTTTTGAGCGGACTGGTAAATTTCTTCACATCACTTTTACATGCATGTGGATTAGATTCATTTACAAACGGAGTGAAAAATACGTTTGAAGGAATCAAAAATGGAATTTCTACAAAAATTAATGCAGCTAGAGATACCGTAAAAAGTGCAATTGAAAAAATCAAGAGTTTCTTCAATTTCACATGGAAGCTGCCAGATTTAAAGCTGCCACATTTTTCTATCACTGGATCATTTTCTCTTGATCCGCCATCAGTTCCAAAGCTTGGAATTAACTGGTATGCAAAAGGAGCAATATTCAGACAAGCCACTATTTTACCGACTTACAGCGGGCTAAAAGGCGTGGGAGAAGCTGGAGAGGAAGCGGTAGCACCAATCACACTATTAAGGTCATACGTAGAAGAATCCGTAGAAAACGCACTGGCGAGGCTGCAAAGAACAGAGACAGATCCGATTGACTATGACAGACTGGCTGATGCGATGGCAAGAAGAAAAGTAACTGTAGAATATAATGGAAGAGAATTTGGACGGATTATCGAGGAGGTCACGGCATAATGATATGCTATGAAAATAGCAATGGAAAGAAAATAGAGTTAGATAAGTGGCCGGTTGTACTTAAGGACATTACGGACATATTCGGGAAAAGCTGGAGCTACGAGGCGAGCGAAAATAAGCTGAGAAACAGGTCGAAACTCAATAAATTCTATAGGACCAGCGTGCAGAAAAAAATCATGCTTCAGATATTTTGTGATTCCGAAAGCGAATATTGCGAGATTGTAAATAACATCAGTGAAATTACAGATGAAGATATTCTAAGCAAGGCAGAGGGCAAGCTCTGGTATGGAGATTACTACCTGCCTTGCTATATTACAGGACTAGCTCCAAAAGATTACGATGACGTATTTTACACGATTGATATAGATGCAACATTAGTATCATTTTACCCATTTTGGGTCAACAAGCATACCTATGAATTCCATAGTTATAACCAAGTAACAACGAACAATAAAAGATACCCAGGAAGATACCCATATAGATACACTACCGGGCAGAATAGCAATTATTTCATCAATCCGCATTTTACGGATTCAAATTTTAGATTAATCATATACGGAAAAGTAACGAACCCACAGGTCTCGATTGGAGAATCATCATACCGAGCGAACGTTATTTTAGAAGAGGGCGAACGACTTGAAATAGACAGTAGAACAGAGACTATTACAAAAATAATGAGAAATGGAGAAGAAGTAAATGCTTTCCATTTCAGAGAGAAGTCGCGCACATTCTTTCGGAAAATAAAGCCTGGAAGAAATACAGTATCATGGCCGGGAGGCTTCGATTTCGATTTAATTATATTCGAAGAAAGGACAGAGCCAAAATGGAACCAGTTAAAATCATAGTTACAAAACCAACTGGGGAAGAACAGGGAAATCTCACGGACAGTGCAAAAGTAGACATAGACATCGGCGACAAGTGCGACTTCGAAATTGGGATCGACAGCAGCGAGTGGAATGAAGAAAGATACGGATACGGGTGCAGATTTTTTGTTCCAGATACGGAATACGGAGGAATCATAAAAGGAATCAAGTCGGTTTCCAAAACAGAAAAGCTCACACTCTCAGGATATACATGGAGAGGAATGCTGATCTATAAGATTGTGGAACCGCCAGCTGGACAAGACCATCTAATATTATCAGGAGACATAAATGAGATAATCACGCAGCTGGTTGGAGAAAGTTTCGGAAGCCTGTTCGTAGTGACATCTTCTAAAACTGGAATAGAAGTGAGCAACTGGAAAGTAGACAGATACGTCACGCTGTACGACGCGATACAGAAACTACTGGATCAGTACGCTTACAGACTGGATATTAAGTATATTCAGCCAAGTGGACTAGACTATGGTTATGTAAAGCTGGAAGCTGTCCCAATAAAGGATTATTCGGAAGAGCTGGAATATAGCCAGGAGAGCAAAGCGGATATCACAGTAGAAGACTACAGAGCGGGTGTGAACCATCTAGTGTGTGTAGGAGAAGGAGAAAACCAAGACAGAATAGTACTCCACCTGTACGTGCAGGAAGATGGCAGCATCGGAAAAAATCAGTATTACTACGGAGCTGACGAGATAGCTGCAGTCTATGACTATTCATCGGCGGATAGAGAAAAGCTCGAGGAAGGTGGAATAAAGCGTCTTCAAGAGCTTCAAAATCACAAAAAATGCAATATAAACATAGAAGACATTGATTTAGAGCTTGGAGATATCGTAGCTGGATACGATGAAATCACGGATACAGAAGTAAAAAAGCCAATTATCCAAAAGATATTTAAAGTAGAAAAAGGAGAGACGACAGTGGATTACAAAATGAAAGGAGATGATTAAATGTCTGGATTAATACCAATCACAGTAAACACACCACCGGGAGAAGAAGCGCACATACGCGCGGAAGATGACGCGTCTATCTATCAGAGCATTTTTGGAGAAGATGGCGTGTCGACCGTAGGACAAGCCTGCAAAGCCACAGTGCTGTCAAACAACAAGGTCAGAATCGCAGATGGAATTATCTGTGTAGGAGGACATTTCGCCCGTATTCCTTACGGGGATTATATTGATTGCGAAATTGACTCCGGGCAGAGTGAAAAGAAAAGGAACGATATCATTGTAGCGAGATTCGAAAGCACGGGAACAGGTGGTATCGATACATATACATGCGAAGTTAAGAAGGGCGCGGCAGGAAGCACAGCAACGGATCCAGCGATTGTACAAGAAGATCTATACA